TAAGACATAGTTGAAAAAGAAATACTTAATAAAGTTAAAATAACTGAGACAGAATTTTATGAGCGAGATAAGGAAAGAATTCACAGTAACAAGTATGATTCTCCAAACTTTGTAATTGCTTATGGAGATGAAGAAAACTATACAGAAGTTTTATATTTTGATGGAGACGGTGGAAGAGCAATTATTAAAGAAGACAGCGAAATATTTTCAAATGGTTCTACTATAGAATTGCACGAATGTAATTATTGTGATTTTGAATGGTCAACAATTAAAAAAATCACTACTCTTATAAAAGAAGAAACAGAAAAATTAGAAAAAAAAGAATGGTTAAAATTATTTGATGCTTTTGATAATTCAGGGGACTATGTATATTACAATGGTAAACCTTGTGTTTATATGTCTGCTGGATTATGGATTTCAAAAGATGGTTTTGAATATAATGAGGAAAAAGGATAACTGATATGAATGAAATAGAAAAGATAGACTACATCTATGGAGCAATTAAAGGAACGCTATGGGCTATTGAGAATGACATAGGTAACATGCCACAATTAGAATTAGAAAATTGTTTAGAGTTACTTAAAGACTTGAGAGAACCTCTATTCCAGGAATTGAAAAAAGATATCGAAGGTTGGGATAGCATGGCCAGAGCTTTAAAAAAATGAAATGTAATAACTGTTCAAAAGTAGCAACAATAAAACACGGAACCCTTGATGGTTGGATATACTATTGTAGCTCTTGTGAACTCAAAAGAATAAGGAAAACAAATGCCGACAAAATTAAAACCTAGTAGCAAAAGTTATGATAGACAAACTAAAAAGACTACGATTAAACATTACTATATTAAAGGAGTATCTAAAGATGAACTGATAGAACTTTATAACCAAGAAAGAACTAAACCTAAACTTAAAACTACAATACTAAATGAACTTACTAGAAGGAGTAAAATAAAATGAAGAAGAAAAGAACAGACAGATATGTGATGACTGTACATAAAGGAGACACTATGGGTGAATACAAACTTGAAGGAGTTAGAAACGCTGTTAAGTTTGTTAATAAATATTTATCCAAGAAACTTTATGTAAAACTACATGGACGCTTTGGAGAAAAGAATCCTAATCTACATAAGTACACAAGCCGAAATGGATTTATAAACTGGCGTGAGTGTAGACTTGAAGATGCCGCTAGATATGATGTGTATATCTATGAGAGATAAAGACAAAGAAAATTTTATCAAAGCATTACCATTATGTGTTTGGATAATATTAATTTTAGGAATTGTAATATGGGGGATTTGACATCCCTCTATTACTTCTTTAAAATCCCTATAGAGATCTGGAGAATATAATTGAACGCAAAGAAAATTAAAGCATTAAGAAAGAGAATAAAGCCACTACAAGTAGAATGGCTAAAGACTCTGTTAAACGAAGAAGAGGCAGCACAGGTCTCTATAGATAACATAGATCAATTAGCACCTACTCAGGATTATTATATGGCTAATCGAACTATGTATTTATCTTTTATGACTCCCAAATGGATTATGAAATACTTAAAAAAGTATCCTCATATAACTTCTTTTGCTGAACTAAGTCAGCACTATGAAGATTGGAGAGTAAAAAATAAAGGGAAGTTAAACTGGAACATTTAACAAAGGAGGTAATATGAAAAATCATTTTTTGTCAGTAATGGTAACACTTATAATTGTAGGCTTTGGAGCAAATCTTTTTAGCAATCACATTCTAAATAGACTTGATAGTAACGAAACAGCTATCCGTTATTCTAATGCAATGTTGAGCGACATTGAGAAATCCATACAGGAAATTAAAGTTAGAGCAGCAGAAACAATTTCAAGCAATGAGCTACGGAACGCTTACATATCTATTGAAGATAACAAACGCTTTTTTGAATATGAAGTTAAGATGTCTCGAAAAAGTATTGCAGAGTTTATTTCAAAGTTGAACGTAGATATGGAACAATTGAACGACATGGTAAATAAAAATAATTCTAACAATCAAATACTAGAAGATAAATTAAACTATGTCTTACAAGAAATAGAACTTCTACAAGAACCACAAGAGATAATAGAAGAACCAGTAGTAGCTCCAGAATCTTTAGATACTATTAGAGGAACGACTACTATAGAATCCTACAGAGAAGAGAGCTGTGCTTTTGAATTAAAGTCAGGCTCACAAAATAAAACTAAAGTTATACAGAAAGCAGTAGATAAAACTAGACGCAGAGGTGCATACAATCTTATTGTTTTATTTAACGTAAACAAACAAGGTGCGGCAGAAATCTTTAATGTTAATTCAAACAACGCTCCAACAAAATTAGAAAGTGCTGTACATTCTTATGTATCTAAGTTAAAATTTGTACCTAAAGATGTATTACAAACTAATTGTGAAATGTCTTTCAATTTAAATGTAACATAAACGAGGTAAAAAAAATGGCAGAAAATAATTTTAATCCTGCAAGTGGTGTTGGCGAAGTTACAGGTCGCGCCTATTACGCTAGTGTAACAACTCCAAATACTACCTTTGATCACAAATGGGAAGTTAATCTTGTATTAGATGATGAAACTCTAGCTGATTTTGAAAACAGAGGACATCCTGTTAAAGAAAAAGATTACGGTAGATTCGTAAACTTTAAGCGCAATGTTAATAAGAAAGGTGGCGGACAAAATCCTAGACCAGTTCTTATCAACGAAGATAGGCAACGTGTAGATACGTTACCTAAAATTGGTAATGGCTCTCTTGTTAAAGTACAGTATGGTGAGTACGCTTGGGAGTATAGCGGTAAGTCTGGTAAAGGAAGAGACTTAAAAGCTATACAGCTATTAGAACTTAAAGAATACATCGAGCCAGATGGATCTGGTATGTATGACGAAGGTGACTTCTAATGACAGAGGAAACTAAACCATACGTTACTATTGATGGTGTGCAAGTATTTGTAGAGGATCTACCAGAAGAAGCACAAGGAGTTTTTGGTAGAGTACAAAGACTAAATCAAAAGAAAGTTAATTTGACTCTTGACATTGAGGAAGTACAAGCAGGACTAAACTTTTTTACTAACAAGATTATTGAGTTAGTAAATAGTGAAGCACCTACTACACAAAATAACGAGGAGGAAGCTAACAAAGAAGAAGTGAAATAAAACAAATAAACCGTTAATACTAGACACTTCATAGCTGTACTCCTTAGACTCTTGTTGTTATGGGGTGTCTAGACTTTCTTAAAATATTGGGGAACAAGAATGAATACAAGATCAGAAAGCAAATTTATAAAACACATACCATGCGATGCCTGCGGTAGTAAAGATAACAACAGTTTATATGACGATGGACACACCTATTGTTTTGGATGTAACAAAAGAACATCCCCTAATCAAACAAACTATACACCTCCAGTAAGTACCTTGCCTACAAATAAAAATTCTTTTCTACATTCCTACAAGGGATCATATAATGCTCTCGAAGATAGGAAGATTAGTCTTAAAACAGCTAAAACTTTTGGGGTTTTATCTAGCCCTAACAAACACGTTTACCCTTACTATAATAACAATGAAGTATCTGCTACTAAAACAAGAGAAGTAGATACGAAGAAGTTTTATTCTGGTGGTAACTTTGAAGGCACAGGATTATTTGGAGAACAACTGTATCGAAACACAGGCGGTAAGTACTTAACTATTACCGAAGGTGAATGTGATGCTATGGCCGTACATCAAATGTTTGGCGGTAAATGGGCAGTAGTATCTCTCAAAAGAGGATGCGCCTCTGCTGTAAAAGATATTAGAGAAAGCATAGAGTTTGTAGAAGCTTATGAGAATGTAGTACTTGCATTTGATAATGATGATGCAGGACAAAAAGCAGCAAGACAAGTAGCCCGAATACTAAAACCAAACAAAACAAAAATTATGTCTTTTCCTACTGGCTATAAAGATGCTAACGATATGCTCAAGCAAGGCAAGTATGAAGAGTTTACTAAATCCTGGTGGGAATCAAAAACATACACACCATCAGGTATCCTAGAGTTATCTAGCAAAAAGAACGATTGGTTACAGCGTGAAGACAAAGAAAGTATTCCTTATCCGTGGGAAGGCTTGAATAAAAAACTATATGGTATGCGCAAAGGAGAGTTAGTTACTCTTACTGGAGGCACAGGTTTAGGTAAATCAAGTGTTACTAGAGAACTAGAACATTGGCTAATTAAAAACACTACAGACAATGTAGGCATTGTAGCTCTAGAAGAGAACTGGCTTAGAACTGCAGATGGAATAGTATCTATCGAAGCTAACGATAGAATCTATTTATCTGAGAAAAGATCTAAATATTCTAATGAAGAACTAGAACAAATGTTTGACAATGTGATAGAAGATGGTAGAGTATTTATCCATGCTCATCTTGGCGCAACAAACATTGATGAAATATTTTCTAAATTACGTTACATAATCGTTGGTTGCGAGTGTGAATGGGTAGTTGTTGATCATCTACACATGCTAGTAAATGTAATGACAGAGGGAGATGAGAGGCGAGGAATTGATAGTTTAATGAATCGTCTTAGATCTCTTGTAGAAGAAACAGGAGTAGGTATGATTCTTGTTTCTCATTTAAGAAGAGCGGCAGGAGAGAAAGGACACGAACAAGGTATCGAAGTATCTCTTTCTCACTTAAAAGGATCACAAGGAATATCACAACTTTCTGATTGTGTAATTGCATTAGAAAGAAATCAACAGGCAGATGATCCAGAAGAAGCAAACACAACAAGGGTAAGAGTATTAAAGTCTAGATACACAGGGGATACTGGACTTGCTTGTAGCCTACAATATAATTCTAATACAGGAAGACTATATGAAACAGACTCTGATTTCTCTCCCCAACAAGATAGCACATTACCGTTTTAAGAAAGTAATATTTGATATAGAAACAGAAGGTCTTGAAGGTAACGTAATACATTGTATCGTTGCTAAAGTTATTGGAGGGGGAACTTACTTGTTCCCTCCTGATAAACTTCAAGAAGGAGCAGATCTTATAGCTAGTGCCGATGTTCTTATTGGACACAATATTATAGGCTTTGATATCCCAGTTCTTAAAAAACATTTTGATCTTAACCTTACCAATCACATCGAAGATACACTTGTTGTTTCTCGATTAGTTAATCCTGTACTTACTGGTGGCCACAGTTTAGAAAACTGGGGATACATTCTTTATCCTAATGAAGCTGATAAAAGAAAAGCACAACAACCTGACAGTTGGGAAAACTATACTGAGGAAATGGGAAAGTACTGCATACAAGATGTAGAGTTAAATGCAGATGTCTATTATAAATTACTAGAACAAGTAGAAAACTTTAGCCAAGAATCTGTTGATCTTGAACATGCTGTTGCCAAGATAATGAAGGAGCAAGAGATAGATGGGTTTATGTTAGATGAACAAAAAGCTACCATGCTTGCTGCTAAACTTAATTCTAAAATGGCAGAGATAGAAAAGAAAGTACACGAAACATTTAAACCTAAATGGGTAGATGACAAACTTGTTACACCTAAGTTAAGAAAAGATGGAACGATTTCTAAAGTAGGTTTAACTAATGAAGAGATGCGTAAAT